AAAGCATTGTAAAAGAAATAAAAATATCCCCCGACACTTACGTGGAGGATATTATATTTTTTTAGTTTTTGTTATGCAGTAACTAGCCGTAACCACCGGGTTAAAACCAGTTACTGTATAACAAAATATTAAAAATAAAGGAGATACACTTACATTATACAGAAAGAAAGAGGACGTTTCAAGCGCCCTCTTTTATTTTTCGCAAAACCGAACGATATTCTCGCGGATACATTGCTTCTATGGCTTTCATGTGTTCGTCAAGCACGCGCAATAAGTGCTCAAAGTCTGCTTTCCGGGCTACCTCTTTAAACTCAGATTCTGGTTCGGATGCATAAGAATAATATGCTGTTTTGGGTGTTAGTTGGTTTGGTGCCTTATCTGGATCCAGATTATTGCGTACATTGTATAAAATTGAAAGCCGTTCGCAAGTGGCGTAGGTTGTTTTTCCTGCCTCCAATGCCGCAATTTCGGCATTAATTTCGCTCATATTAATCATTGCGGCACCCCTTCCCTTTATCGGTCTAATTCTGCTAACGCCCTGCCCAGAGCCGCCTGATCTGTGCTAGACAGATTACTGTCATGCATCATGTCTTTAATGGTCTCTTTTACCTGCATTTTTGCATCGTTGTAAGAGTAATGGCCTCTCACATAGTGCTGACCTCTACGGGCATTGCTATAGTCGCCGTAATCCATGTCAGGATAACGCCCGCGACTGTATCTTCCTGACGTGTCCCAGTCGCCGCCACGGCTGTATTCGCTACCACCTTCCAGATACATAATCTTGTCGATATTTTTAATTGTGTCTGTCAGTTTGTGGACTGCCTCCAAATCCCCGGCGCTCATGTCGCCTTTGTTGGAAATCTCGTCCAGCTCTCTGCACATCATCTTTTTTAATTTGTGTAATGATTCCATTTTACGCCCTCCTTTACGCTACTCTCTCGGCGATTAAATTGCTATTGGCTATATTAATTGCCTGCGTAGATGTATTTTCGACTGCGATCGTTATGCAACATCCGCGTGGCACATCAATGAACGCCGCCGTAAATACATTAAAATATTCGCCCACCGCCGCAGGTGTTACGATTGCTGTCGCACTATTTAATGGTTCTCCCGCGATTGCCAGGGCAATAGAAATAGGTGTCACAGTTCCACCGGCGGGTATAGCGATATTGGCTCCAAAGCTGACCTTATAGCGCGCCCTGCACTGGTTTGTAAGGCCTCTAAGGGTCACAATTCCTGCCCCCTCCCGGTGTGTAATACAGCTACCGCACTTTACGGCTGTCTCTGTGAGCGGTAAATTCTGCCCCGCCACTACGGTTACAATATTACTATTGGTAAATTCTGCCACGTTATATCACTCCTTTTTTTAATAATAAACGGCGGAACGATCGCCCCGCCGCTATAAGCATCATCGGCACAAGCCGAACAATCCCGTCAACGCAGGAAGCTGCTAATTATAAAATTTTAGCATCCGCAACCGGTATTACATCCACAGTTACCGTACTGATATGGTGCGGAAACCGGAAAAGCCGGCACCGGTCTAGGGTTGTAGTAAGTAAACTGTCCCTGCATATACGCCTTTAAGGTTTCATTCTGTGATGCCTGAGAAGCCGCTAACTGTGCCGCAAATAACTGCTGATTCTGCTCGGCAATCTTAGCGTCCTTGGCTTCGATTCTCTGCGCTGTGAGGGCATCGAGGATAGCTCTGGCGTTGTTGTTCTGGTTGTCGATAATATCCCTTGTGTTGTTTGCATTGTTAAAATTTGTCTGGCAGAAGCCGTTTGTAACTTCCTGCTGGATTGCATTGGCGTTCATCGCCATATTGTAGTTAACGCCTGCGATAGCCTGTTTGTTATCACAACAGCACTGTGCTAACTGTGCCTGTAAAGCATTAAAACTCTGCATGTCTGCAATCTGTCCCTGCTGGATTGCGTTTCGTGTATCGTAGCCGTTCTGCTGAATCGTGCTATTTGTTCCTGCAAATCCGCTGAGCAGAGAGGTATTCATCGCATAAAATCCGTCACAAATACCGCTGTTGATGGCATCACCCTTGCGCTCAAGGGAGGAAATGCCGCTATCAATCTGGCGCTGTAAGGTTGCAAAGTCGGAAGCTAATACATAGTTATCTACCGCGCCTCCGCCGCCGTTATTCCATCCATTTCCGTTTCCCCATCCACAGAAGATAAAGAGAAAAAGAATGATAATCCACCAAGCACCATTACCTTCGCCAAATGCGCCGTTATTGTTGCCTGTGACTGCCGCCAAATCCGCCGGGCTCATTCCGTCTGTTGTTAATCCCATGAAATCACTCCTTTTTTATTTATTTAAAACCCTTTAAAAGGTTTTGAAACTGTGTTGCCATCCCTTGCAACTGGTTGTACTGTTGCTGGCTCATTTGCCCGCTATTTAGCAAATTCTGCACTTCCTGCTTCGGGTCCCCTTGAAACTGCTGCCTGAACTGTTGAAACTGTTGTATCATCTGCATTGGATTGAGATTCATTCAATACCCTCCTTCTTAACGTCTCCATTTGCCTTTCTAAGGCATTTAAGCGTTCCTCGTAGTTGATTGGCTGGCTAGATTGTGAAAGCTCCGCTGTGGGCGAATCTTTGCCTTTACGTTTATACTCGAACACCTCTAAAAACGGTCTGCCCGTCTGGTCTGCTCTTTTTTCGTAAAAAATCGGTGCTTGGCTGTCCCACAGGCGGACAAAAGAGTTTGGTGCTACTAAATACGCCTCCGCCGCGCCCTGCCCTTGTACCCAAATCCGTTCATCGGGGTTGGCCTGCTGTTGCATTTGTTGGGGTGGTGTCTGTTGTTGTTTTAGTCGGTTGAGCTGGTCAAGATAATCCGGTTGTGGGTATTGCGGGTACTGTGGATATTGTTGTGGATATTGTGGATAACCGAACATTTATTTTCCTCCTTCCCTCCAATAGTAGATAGGTGTCATTGCTCCACTGTCCCACGTATCGTAGTAATTGCCGTCAATTACTGCTATAACGTGCCCTGACAGTGCTAATATATAAGCCCCTTCTGGGTGATTGTTTGCAAATTCCGAGACAGTGCAGGTCATATATTCGTCCGGGATTATATAACGGCTAAATCCATTGTCTTTGAGGTATGCACCCCACACTGCGTTAGCCGAGGGCATATCTGACAGCATCAAGCCATACAGCGCAAGCTGTATATATGTTTCTTCCCACGTCTGACCCATAGCCTTTGAGATAGCACGCACGGTACAGTCTCCCACTTTTGCCGCCGCTGGGTTAGGATTCCAATATTGATACATCTCTCTGCCCTCCTTATAGTTTTATTATCGCAAAAAAATAAGCACACCACCACGAAGACAGTGTGCTTATTTCTGCGCAATTTTTAAATCATCTTTAGTTTTTTTAAAGGCTGTTTATGTATGGGATCGTGCCGGGAACTAACAAAATTTTTTCCACGGCGCAACTCCACAGCCCTTGTAATCCTCTCGTGCTTATATCCATTTTCTCGGCGGCTTGCTCCTGCGTTAATCCGTCAAAAAGCAAGTACTGTACAGTTTCGCGCTCCCGCAAAGTTAAGCGGGCACACGACAAGGCGTAGTCAATAAATTGTTTATCGCCTAATTTCCAGAGTTTTTTTATCAAACTTCTGTTCACTGTATCACCTCAAACACGCAAAAATTACGTAAATTTATTTCATTTTGTCCAGTCCTAAAATTGCTCTAACCTTGTCCGGCAATAAATCTGGGTTAATTTTGCCGATATTCTCCACAATAGAGCCTAGCTCCATCAAAATGATGTAAACACAAACTCCTGCGGCAATAGGCACCTGAAAGCCTAAGTCTACATATTTCTGGGCGTAGTCGATAAGATACGCAAGCACTACAAGCATAATGGAGCCAAATTTATGATACAATCCTTTTCTCATTTCTGAGGATTTCCACTCGTGGTTAGCGCAGGCGGCTACTCCACCGCTAGCTAAATCAAAAACTACAAAAATACAAGTTATCAAAGGTAACATAATATCTACCATCTCCATTCCTCCTTAAAAATTATTTTTCTTTTGTTTTTATAAATTAATCAATGTTTTTCTTTAGTTAATTAGTTTCCGTTTTCGATTCTTTTTCCTTATTAACATCCATCAGTTCATTGTACTGTTCCTCTGTGATTCTCCCAACTGCAAAAAACACATCAATCTTATTTTTTAAATCATCTGTAAGTCCATTTCTTTCTTTAAGTTTTAATAATGTTCTATATAGCATAATCACACCTCCAATTCTGTTAATGCTACTGCATATTCGCTGTTGACATAGGCTTCTGCTGATTGTGTGTCCATATCATAGATATAATCACGATTGTCGTTTAACTGCTGTTTTACATAATTCCATCCATTAGCCATGCTAATCGGGTAATTAAATACTGTATATCCATCCAACTGTTCTGAAGTGACGCTGATGTTTGTAGTCGGATAATATGTTGCAAGTGCTTTAAGTGTCTGTACTTCTTCCTGCGTTAAGTCAATTTCTTGTGGTTCTGCTAATAACCATTCGGTTTTGTTTACAATAGATTGTGCATTATCTAACTTAGAAGAATCAACCATCTTTGCAATCTTTCCACGCTCCACATCCACATAATCTGCAACATACTGCTGTCCGTTGATTGTGACGTTACCACCACTTGAAACAGGGATTGCATTAAGAGTATATGGGAGCTGGACGGATTGCTCTTTATATGGTTCATATGTGTTTTCATCACCAATATACAGAGCATAGCTTTCAGATGGTTCATAGTGAAGCAAATACTCAAACGAAACAACATTGTTTTGCAATACAGTTTGTTGTTTTACTGCACCTGCATCAAAGTCAAACCACTCCACACCACCATCCGCTGTTCCAAACCTTAAGTTTCCACCTTGAGAAACCACACCATTTTTGCAAATCAATGTTAGTATTGTACCTTTTTTAATATTTATTTTTACTCTGTCTTTAAACTTTATATTTGGTTGCAACAAATTCTTCCCACAAACCTTCACAGTCGGATTCACCACGCTTTTTATCTCCTGCGGATAATCCGGTGATGGAGATGGGATACCGCCAGTGTAAGGTTCATAAGAAGTGGATTCTGAGCCTTTTTCTACTTGAATATCTTCGAGCTTTGTTGCATTTATAAATAAATAATTGTAGCCTGTTGTGTCCATTGTATATGAATCTTTTGTTCCATCTTTGCTTGTCCCATTATAACAAGTAATCGGGTTTCCCTTTGTCGGAACAGTATTGGCACAAGCAAAGCGGTATCTATCTTGAATACTTCTTGTGCTGATACTTACGTTTGTCAACTTACTCACATCAATAACCATTCCATTGTCATTACTAGAAATTCCACATGTGTCTGCGGCAGAGTTAATAAAACAGTTTATATTTTGACCATTTGCAAGATTCTTACCAGTAGTTGTAAATTGGCTTGACTTGCCATACAGCATCATATCTTGAATCTTTCCATTATCGGAATCCGCTAAGTGGTTCTCCCCATTGTTTGTTGCGTAAAACTTGGAGATTTTGGAACTGGATAAATTACCCAAATCTTCCTTTATCAAACCAATTTCTTTTTTTAGTGGGCCAAGGTCTCCTGATGTTCCCCTACGTTTCGAGAGTGCATACGCCTCATCTCCCGTTAAACCACTTTTTCTCATGTCCTACACCTCCCTAAAGTAAAAACCACTTGCTATCAGGGGCATAAAAGCCATATAATTCCCCTGTGTCTACGCATAACGCTGTCGAACCACTTGCAACATAATGAGGCAATTTATCTACTTCAGAAGACTTCCCCCAGTAATATCGCTTGCTTCCGTCCGTATCTATGCAATCCCAACCGCCTAAATCGTGTATAACATCTCCTTTGCGGTATGTCTGTCCATCAATAATTATTGTCCCACTAGCTATCATACTTCTACCTCCTTATGCATAAATCTATCAGACAGCTCTAGCAAGTAATTTGTGAGCATCTCATTTTGTTTTGTAAGTTCTTCTATTTTTTTATTCAGTTCCGATATGGATGGTGTGTTATCGTTAAATAAGTGTTCCGGTTCTTCTCGGTCAATGTTCTCAACGATTTCATACTTTCCTTCCTCATTTGCCTCGATATGACACGTACCATTTTCGTTGCACCACTGCGCAGCTTTTGGTGGGTATAAACCATCAAATACGTATCCAATATAATATTCTTCCATAATTACACTCCTAACACATATCTTAGTACAAACCCTTGATTGTTAACGGCTATTCCGTTTTGTGCGTTATTAGATTTATTATTGTCAGTGCCCTGTATAAATGTATCACCGATATATAAGTATTTATTTAATCCGTAATATGGATTGCTCATTAACATACCATCGCCCGGCCGCCAGGCAACATGCTGTTTAGGCACGAAAAACGACGTCCACCACCAATTATCACAAGCTCCATTACTATAGTGACTCCAGACAAATACTGCACCGGTCGGTTGCATTGATATTGGCTCATTTAGTGTAAATTTATGCTCTGCAAGCATCCAATATCCTATAGTGTTAGCATCCCACAGGATGTTATTTTTACCTAAGATGCACTCTACGTCATTAGATACAAATTGTATGTGGTTGTTATCGACATATATCCCGGTTCCCATAGATTCGTACAGGTCGCCATATGTCGAGCCCTCTTTGACGGTTAATGAAAGTCCTGTGGTGTCCTTGATTTTATCGTAATACAATTCCAGAGCCGCCTTGCCGCCGCCATGGATGTCGTCTGGGTTTGTCTGCTGGGTGGAAACAACAATGTTGCGGTCGGATTGCATCACGGAGCCGGAGCCCTCATAAGTTTTATCGCCGTCCGTGTTGGTGATCACGATAGGTGCTGTACCAAACCTTACAATTTCACTATTTCCTTTTCGTACAGCCATACCATATGCATCAAGTAAAGTATTTTGTTTAAGGGTGTTCCCTCTCATGTCGCCAACTATCAGTCCGACACCATCTATATAATCAATAAAATTTGTTGCAGTTTTAGCTGCATTAATAATTTTTTCGTTCTGTAACCCAAAATTTTTAACGGTTCTTTTTTTAAATCTTTCATGCGATTGTTTTACTTTTTCTGCGGCTGTATCATCTGTTGGTGGAGATGTAAGATTCCCAGTAAGCCATGCTTTTCCACCGGAGACACGTATTTTTACCGTATCCCCAGATTTGCAGTTAATAGCCATCTGCGCAGGGGTTTCATCTGCTCCGCCGTCAATGTGGACATATGCTGTTTTTTCGTCAACCCGAAGGACTTTTGCAACTGTATCGTATGCTTTTGTTTTGCTTTGCTTCATCGCCGAGGCAATCTCTTTTACAAACTCATTCAACGCTTTCCACCTCTTCCTTTGTGCGGCAACCATGTTCTAGCGACAGCGATTGTGACGTTATTCTAAATTTCCCGGTAAGATTATGCCTAGGATAATTCAAAAAGACCACATCGCCCAGAAGAACGTCCTCAAAAAATCGGCGGCTGTACTGTATCGTTCTAGCAGGGTTCTGCAATTCCTTTAGCTTTCTAACAGCGTATGCTGCTATGTTTTCCCCAGAGGATAATTCAACGCCTGTTTCTGATTTCCACACTTCCCTGCCCCGGCTGACGGTTGATAAATAACTGTCCGGGCTGTCGTCCCGCGCGATGGCTGCGCCGTAATCGTCATGTATTGCCATGAAACAATTTGGTGTGTCATACCAATTAAATGTGTCTGTTACGTCACACTCTATGATGTCATTTGCGTTAATTCCCACTGTAAGACTGCTATTGTTATCGTTTGCGCAGATAACAATACTTCCATCGCCAAGTATTCGTATGCGCCAACCAATGGCATCTAATATGTGTAGTGCCATTGTGAGCCTTGTTTCCCCATCTTCCGCAACGATATTATCTGTAGTTATCGGCGATGTTCCCTCGACATACACAAGGGCAGGGATACAATCATTGAGCAGATTTTTAATCTGTTTTGCTCCGCTACCGGCTGGTGCATAATAACCACGCGGCAGAATCACATCATCTGCTGGCTTGAGAACGGAATAGCAGTCAATACTGTAAGTCTCTCTCACACCATCAAGTTTTCTTTCTGGGAAGGCGGTCAGGCCAGTGAACAGTGCTACTTTTGCTCCTGACCCTCCCTGTTTAGCCTGCAAGTAAATGCGTACCCAGCACTCACTGTCTGTTATCTTTTCTGTCATTGTGACAGAGGCAGATTCCCTTAAATCTGACGTGCTGTCCCGGTCAATACTGCCCTCAGTAAATTCAAATTCCTGCTGGTCTGTCCACGTCTTGGGGTCAACCGTTGTCAAAATATATCTTGCTGAAAATCCTTTGCTCCAATCCATCACATCACCTCGTTAGGATGCTCTGCGCTCCACTGTTCTTCCGGCACAGCGTCCAGTTCTTCCGAATCCACTTTTTTAATCGTTAGTGAGAAATCTGCCCTCATTTTATTATCGTGGTCTTTTTTCTCTGATACCTGTATATCGCAGGAAAAAGACGAACCGTCCGGCGTCCTAACGTGACATATTCCGGGATACGTTGCGAGGCGTCTCATTTGCTCAATCATCGTTGGTTCTGTTAGCGAGATACTTACTGCATCAATTTTTAAATCACGAGTGACTGCAGGGTTCCAGTCACCTTGTACAGAGCCACCAAGGTATACTGTCCTCTCAAAATCTTTATCCCATGAGTTATCTAAATCAAGGTTATACTGGATTTCGATAGATTCACTGTCAAAATCAATGATTGCCTTTTCGTGGGCTATCGAAAATTCGTTGTATAACCATGCAAACGAGCTATCTACTGTTATATAGTCGCCGTTGGCGGTTTTATTTACAACCAATATGCCTCCGTATTCGTTTAGCGCAGGGTATGGGTCAACATATTTCTGGCCATAGATTCCGTTCTCCAGAATCAATTCTGCTCTGTCTACGCTCATCCGGTACAAATCAAACGTATCCCCATCAGCATATGTAGTTGGTTTAGTAACAACAATACTTGCTGTTTTATTGTCTGCAATCGTATTTACAGTGGCCGTTGGCACTTCCGGCTGATGTTTCCACCGCACAACAAACGGTATCTTTTTTTCTGCCACATGGTCATAAATATCTGTAAATGCAATCTGTATACTGTACCTTGCACCGTCATCCATCTGCCCGATCAGGTCGCCCAAGGCAATACTGTAGTTATCTGTTTCACTACCGGTAAAACTGGCAATAATTTCGCCGGCAAAATGCTGTTCCTTTAATCCGTCCGGGCGTAGAATATAATAATCCTCGTCTCTGACAACCATTACTTTTGCTGTGCCAGCAGAATCCCCGAAGGAAGGGGCTATTGTTAGTGGTAGCTGCCCTAGGTAGTTTGTTGTGCCTTCCGATGATTCTGGTACTGTCTGGTCACTTGCTTCTGTGGTAACATCGCCAGAATTATATGTAGTTGCTTCCGAAACAAGATTTGTTGAAACGCTGTCTATTGCAGGTTTTGCAACAATTTCGACAGCCACAGAATCTGACCATGCCCCCTCTTTACCTCCCTGTGCTGTAACCATTGCTTTTAAATAATGGATTTCTCCTACATTCCACAGATTGCTCAAAAGACCACTTGCAGTATAGATTTTATTAATGTTTTCAATCGTTTCCGATAATGTCTCCATGCCGGAAGACATCATTAAAACCACAACGTTTCCATCGTTACCTTTGACCGGTTCATCGTTAACCGCTTCCGCTATTTTTATGCTCGCCTTGCTGTTTCCGGTGTAGCCAACACTGCAAATAACTGTATCGTCCATGGCAAGATAATTTTCCGTTGTTGCAAGCGTAGGAGTCGTTGGGGTCTCGCTCAGCGATACGGAAACCGTATCAGACCAAGGAGACAGTACTTCCTCGTCCCCGGACGTATCCCGCAATCTTACGCGGAAATAATATGTTTTTGCCGATTCCAGGGACCCGATGTGCCACGTTGTTTCCCTGTCCTCCACGTCATAACTGGTTGGGGCATCCGTGCTAATCCATGCATCCTCATGGTCTGCCCACGATATGGTAGCCGCATCTGCATTTTTCCACGACCAATCCCACGTTAATTCTACGGTATCAGATGCCACCGCCACTGCAGTTATATTTTTCGGTGGGACTGCAATTTTTCTTGCCTCTGAGTAAATCCACCCTGACTGCATGAGGGGGCTAAGTTTGTAGGTGATGCCAGATGCTCCGTTTTGAGGTGTAGAAGTTCCGGTAAAATTCTTGAGGGCAATCTGGTATTCAGTGCCGCCGGAAACGTCCGGACACGTAACTGTGATTGTGCCCTCCTTGTCAGTGATCGCGATAACGCCTTTTTCCTCGTTGTCTATTTTCATCCAGATTGCTGTTTTGGCGTCAGGAACTCCTGTCTTTCGCTCAATGCTATTGATGGTAAGTGTTGTTCCTGTTGCCGATACCGTATCAAATGACGGGGATTTCAAAGCCCCTCGCGCCGCTACTCGTGGCTCAGAGTATGCATATTTTTTATCGTGCGTACTTTGCACCCTTGTCCACATGATCTGGTCTTCTGCTATGCCATCGTCTGTGTTAAAATCTGCTGACACTGTATAATCATGGTACGCAACAGTTACCCCTGTACTCCATGACATGCCAGTGTACCTCTCCCCGCTTTCTGGCGTATCTATAGCGTATTGTAGCTCCATGGAATCCACAGGGCGGTCCTGCGGCGATGCCTGCACCCAGTTTGCCCATACATAGCGGCTAGAGGAGCCTATCTCTTTGCTCCCTGTGCTCTGTATGTTTGGACGTTCTGGGATGCTGTAATAATGGTATGCATAGCCCCAACCGGAATCCCCGGCACATCCTCTCGACTTTACCCTTACAATACGGCAAAATGTCATACTCTGTGTTGGGGAACCATCCTCTGTTATTTCCCATGTACCAGAAGCCCCTGTATAAGCCGAATTGGCAAAGCGAGCGTTTGCAATAGCACCCTTATAGTTTGTCATTAATGCAGTCTGTACCTGTGTTTTTGCGAAATGTCTCGCATCATTCGCCTCGTATGAGGTATTCCAGGTAAAGGCACCTTTATTTGCGCCAGTATCGTCAAGGGAATAGGAAACAGAAGGGGCGTTTGGTGCATATATGGTAAATGTTTTTGTGGAATGTGTGGCTGTATAGGTATGCTTTTTATCACTTTTTGTTTTGCCCTTTACCTTAAACTCTATCGCATTTAATAATTTTGATGAGACAGGATAATATTTTTTTGCATCAAGTGCTACCGTTCTTTTTGTTGCTGATTTTCCCACATCTATTTTCTTCCACTCTGTCCAATCCCATTTAGAAGCACCGGCGTTTTTTGTATGTAGACGATACCATAGCCACTGTCCATCCTCATATTTTTTCGCCGGTATTTTCCAAGATATTGTAAATTTCAAATTGTCTCTCGATATAGACAGACCGCTGGGAGCAGCAGACTTTTTCTTTTTCTTTGCCATTATGCCATTTTCACCTGCCTTCTAAGCTCGCTTGCCATCCTTCTTCCCCATTCTTCTGGGTTATCTGCACCGTTTACAGTTACATTAATAGTTACATCGTTTTTTGTTCCCCGTGTTGCCTCTTTGATATCACTCATCAGTCTGCTACGACCGTACAGCATCTCGTCTCCTGCTTCTCCTGCTCCAAACAAGGTGGCATCAGAAAATACATATGGGCTTTCCATAGCCTTTTTATACCAGCTAATGTGGAATGATGGCAGAGATCCCTTTCCGCCAATACCAAATGGAGCCTTTCCGCCGGAAACACTCAGATGCGGTAGGTTTAGGTGTGGAAGAGACCAGCTAAACTTTAAGGCACTCTTAAACCGTCCAGGAAAGCTTTTTACAAGGGATACTGCCTTAGTAAAGATACTTTTTACAGCTGACGGTATCTTAGTAAACGCCCCTTTAACAGCGGATAATATGCCGTTGCCCCTAAATGCCCCTTTGAATCCGTTTACGGCATTTTTAGCAGCAGTCTTCAAGAGCGATGGGAGATTTTTGACCCCTTTTATTATTCCGGTAACAATATTTTTGCCAAGCGAAAACCAGTTAAACGCTGTAAATACACTTACAATGGCTGTAATAATTTTAGGCAAATTAACAATTAACAACGGAATCGCACGAACTAAGCCAATCGCTAAATTTGTTATGATTGTTACTCCTGTTGCAAGGATTTTCGGTGCATTGTCGTTAATGATACCGGCTAAATTTGTTATGATTGTAGGTACATATGCAATCAGTACAGGTATGGAATTAATCAATCCCTGAGCGATATTCTGAATAAGTGTCAGGCCTGCATTTATTAGTTTTCCCGCGTTGCTTCTCAGTGATTCCGTAAATTGCGTTAGCATCGGCAACGCCTGCCCCAAAAAGGTTGGGATGCCTTGAGTCATACCACTGGCGATAGTCGTCAGTAAATTAACACCGACCGAAGTAAATACATTTAACCCCGTGGAAATCGTAGAGGCGAGATTGTTTAGTAGCTGGCCGACAGCAGTTGTAATGCTGCCAGAATTTTGAGTAACGCTCGAAATTAAACCGTTTATGAGGTCACCGCCGATTTTTGTCAGCCCCGGCAACTGACCACTAAAATTAATCGCATCTTGCGCCAGTTTGGAAAGAGCACCACTTATGCCGCCGGATTCCATCGCCTCAGCTAATCCACTAACCTCGCTTGTTATACCTTTGATGGCACCACGGATAGTACCCGAAAATGTATTGTAAAAAGCAAGTTGCAAGCCTTCTGTAGCGCTAGATAGCAAGGTTATATCACCCTGCAAGTTATCTAACTGCGTAGCTGCCTGTTGTGCCGCGGAGCTGGAGGAATCCTGTATTCCTTTCCAAAATTTTTGTACAGTCGCATCACTTGATGCGGTCATTTTGTTAAATGCCTGTAAGCCTTGCGTTGTAAAAATCGTAGCAAGAGCGTTATTTTTTTGCTCTGCTGTCATGCCCTGCAAGGAGCCATTCAGCTCGTCTACAAGGTCGTTAAAGTCTTTTGCTTCACCGTTTGTTTTGTAGGCGGATACCTTTAACTGATCCAAAGCTTTTGATGCATCATCAGTCGGAGTATATAGGTCTGCCATTGCCCTATTTAACGCCGTAGATGCCTCAGAGCCTGTTACGTTCTGCTCTGCCAAGCGGAGCAAGGAAAGCGTGACACTGTCCGCCGCTTGGCCGTAGTTTTTCGCTGTGGCGGCAGAACCAGAAAAAGCCTCTCCGAGTCCTCTTACATCTGTGTTGGCAAGAGTAGCACCTTTTGCCATCAAATCGGCATAGTACGATGCATTACTCATCGAGTCGCCAAAGCCTTTTACAGCTCCGGCAGTATATGATGCCGATTCTTCTAGACTCATAGCACCGGCAGAGGCAAGGTTAAGTACTGTTCCGATGCCGCTAATCTGTTCGTCAGCCGATAAGCCGGCTTGGGCAAGGATGTTCATTCCTTCCGCCGCTTCTGTTGCGGTGTACTTTGTTGTGCGCCCCATTTCCTCAGCCTTGGCTTTGACGTTTCCTATTTTGTCTACGGTTGTCCCCATGGTAGCTGCTACCTGAGACATCGCAGTATCAAAATTCATTCCGGCATCTATTGACGTTTTTGTAAATGCGACGGCGGCAGCAGAGCCGGCCACCATAGCTGTTTTAGCTACTTTCCCGACCGTTTTAAATGCCCCGCCGATTTTTGATGCGGACGAGCTGGCGTTACCTTCTGCGTCTTTCAGCCCCTGCTTATATGCGGTGTCTTTGATTGCCAGAGTGACAAACAATTCCATCACATTCAATCACTCATCACCACCAATCCGGCTTTTTTAATGACGTCCGCGGCTATTTCTTCGCCAGTCTTTGTTACTGTTTGCTTTTTATCGCTATTAATTAAATCAAAAAATGATACATAGAGATATTTCCCACCGAACGCCTGCGAAATGCTTTCGGTTACATATTTCAGCCCATCGGCCATGTATCGCTTGTAAATTAATTCCTCTGTATCGTCTAAAATCTTAGCTTTGACATACAGAAGGAAGCCTTTTATGCTTTTTCCTCTGTATTCTCCTGCGCATCTCCAGAGTGTCCGTCTGTTGCGCCTGTTGGCACTGAGAAAAAAAGCTGACGTACCTCCGGTTCGTTGACAAGGTCAACCATACCTTTGATAACATCCATTAATTTGTGCGTTTTCTTGTATTCCTCAACTGTCTGTAATTCAAACGCCGCTAAGATTCCGATTACGTCATCTTTGTGTGTTTTTAACAACCTAGGGGCTGTTTTAGCGCCCCTAGCAAAGATTTTGATGTATTTATCACCTTCCCGCGGCACAAGTTCCCGGCACAGGCTGAGTGCATCATCATCATCTGCAATGTTACCGATATGCTCGAGGGAATTTGCAATCGCTTCTAAACCCTGTTCTGCTGTTAATTCTGATAATTTCATGCTTTACCTCCTACACTGCTTCGCCTGTTTTGATATAGACTTCGTAAGGTACTGTCTCTGCGTTCTTAATGCTGTAATGTCCTGTGTATTCGAAATCAAAATTTCCTTTGGATTTATCATCTGATTTAATTTTAAATCCGCCCGTTGAGAGGGCGTTCATAATTTTAATCGCGATAAATCCGGCAGAATCCCCGGAATTTTCATCCGAATAGTCACCTATCCACCAAATATCCTTAAAATCTTCTGCCTTTAAATCTGCTCTTGGTGTTACTTTGTTTCCCGCTACGTCTGCCGCCGCCATAAAACTTTTAGCCTGTGCGGTATCCATTGTAACGGCTGTGCCTGATAATTTTACCTCAACAGAATCAAGCTTTTTGAGTTCCATTGTGTTTTTAGGCACGTTGTCAATGTCTTCCCCAAAATCCGTAAAGGATGGCTCTGCACTAAAGCTAGAGCCGCCGCTGGTTGCCATGAGGATATTAGTTGCCATTATAGTGCCTGTGTCCGGCTCGAACGCCGATGCAATAATACCGGCGTTAATCTGGATTTTTTTAAAAAGGTCAGAAGGAACCTGCGTATACTTCATTTGCTCACCTCGTTAAATAGTTATAAATTGCATAGTTATTACTGTGTATCTGCGTACTATTGACGAGTCAGCCTCATCGACTAAAGGAGTCCAGGGCTGGTCTTGCGACAGAAAAATGATTCCATCATCGCACTTGACCGTAGTGCCCCCTTGCAACCTGTCACTGATTTCTTTTGCCTTTTTGTTCGGAATTGCCTCTGATTCTGTGTGGTACCATACGTTTACAGCGCTGGCGGCGGCTGTGCCAGTCCACCAGTTAGCTGTAATTGGTTCGTATGTGATAAAAGGAAATGTAGTGTCCTCCGGCACTCTGTTAGACGGATATGCAGTTATGCCGAAGGATGACCAAAATTGATATAGTGCCGCCGTCGGGGTCATGACGTTAACTCCCACTTTTCCGCCATGACCTGTGCTATGTCTAAATTGGACGATGCAGGGTTTTCTTTTTCTCCTGCATTTGATGTAACTCTAAAAATTTTTCCGTCTTTTGTTTTTAATACATCATGATAGCCTAGCTTTACTGTTTTAGCCGTAGTAATTGTATATGTTGCTGTTACACCCTCTTTTTCCGCCACCCTGGCAGACATGGAGGTGTCGCGGACTATTGCCGCCTGTATTTTAGCGCCCTCGACCCACTCGGTGATAAATCCACCCTCGCCGTCAGAAGTACGCTTTTTATCCATGAGTATGCAATCTTGTAAAAATTCGTTGATTAAACTCATGCCATTTTCCTCCATGGGTTCAGGCGCGCTCTAAAGGCATCCTGCCACGTGTAAGCCTCGCCTTTAGAATTTGTTGCCCTGCTGTACGAATAGCCGCCAAATGACTCCGACTGATACGCTCCTAAATTGCCGTTCTTCGCCTGCCACTCGTTGATTTCGTCCACTAGCGACAAGAACGGTTTAGGGATAGCCAGTGGAACCACTACGCCATCAAACGTCTCCTCTTGTAACGGGGCAGTACCGCCTTTGTTATACTGATAAACCCCGTCATTAAAGATAGAGCCACTAATTAAATAATATTGCCCGTCTTGTAGTGGGAGGCGAATCGCGGTAGCAGAATAACGCAGGTCTTCGGCACTTGCTGTTGCATCTATGCGCGTGTCAAAAATCCATTCCCCGATTGTTATTTTGCCCGTAATTGCCGCCCCTTTGACTGGGAAGAAATTGTGTATGTGATTCATGATTTCATAAAGCACTCAATCAACCCCTTTTATTTTCCGCTTAAACTTGATACTTCTGGGATAGTTTCTGTAGTTCCGACAGTAACTACGCAAACACCGTCAAGGTATTCTGCCCACAGTTTCATCCCCATAATGGCGTATGTTTCGCCTGTGGCGTTTGTATAGTTGCCGCCTGCGTGGAATCCAATCAGATTTGTTTCGCCAGATGTTGTGTAGTCCAGGCCAAGCTTTTTGAAATCGCTGTCACCGGGATCAATATAATATAAATCAATATTTTCCACCGGTGTTGCGATGACGGTTTTTGCCGGGATGTAGTCGTCAGGGAGGAGGAACAGTGTAGAGAAGCCAAAGAAATCTTTGATATACTGCAATCCAAACATTGTCTGTACGGTAATCTCTTTATCACCTAACCAGTCGTAAAAATCCATTACGTTTGCAAATCCTACGACTTCGGTTACGTTTCTGTTCATCCCTGCGAATTTATTGAGTACAGCACCTTTTGCGATTGCAAGCGCTTTCTGCCATTTTTTCTGTGTTCCTTTTAATGTTCCTGTTTTTAAAAACGTGTAAAAGTCTTTTAAAACCTTGTTCTGCAGCTCGACCATAAAGGCATCATCTGTCTTTTCAATTGCGACTGTTGCGCCCCATTTTGACACAGATTCAAGAGATAAAGATTTAGCGTATTTTTCTACGACAATATCTTCTCTTTTGCTTTCTACGACCTTAAACTGTGTAAAAGGGATTGCCTCTCCCTCACCCACACTTGCGCCGCCCTGTAAGGCTTCATCCTTCATCTGCGCTTCATAAGTCACTAAGCTAGTGCCCGGCTCTTTTCTGATAGGTTTAAAGATTCCTAAGATAGTTCTTAATGCATCCCAATTTTTGTCAAATCTTGTTACAAAATCAATTTCTCTCGCTTTGAGAGCGCTATCTGTATTTAATACAGTGCTAGTGGTTACTCCTGCCATTATCTACTCCTTTCAAAAACCAAAAAGTTCGTGATTTTCCGCAATCGCTTTCTGACGTTCGCCCGCATCTTTAATTTCCATGATTTCTTTCTTGGTCATTTTCCCTGGTTCTCCTCCCGGTGGGTTTGATACATTAGCGCCTTGAGTCGTTTCGGTTGTAATATAGTCGGCATACGCTTCCTTGATGCCTTTTTCTACCTCTGTTGCGTTCTCAAGTTTGCCGTCAGCTCCGATTTTTAAATTATCAATAGTCTCTTTTGACGCTTTCAGGGCAAGGCTAATTACTTTACTAGACACGCCGGAATCTTCAAGCATCTTTTTGTATGCGGCTTCTTTCGCATTGTACGATGCCTTCTTGTCCTGTTCGGCCTTGTAGCCTTCAAAATCTGCGTGTTCCTTCTCGTACTTGCCTTTCCAATCATCCTTTTCGTAGTCCTCCAATTTCTTCTGGAGGTCTAAGACTTTCTCCGCATCCTCTTTATATTTACTAATCTCACTCTTAAGACCCGTAACGGTTGCAGAGTGTTCTTCGATGATCGCGGAAATTTGTTCGTCTGTAAGTGTCATGCTCTTTAAAAAAGCTCTTGTTAATGCCATTTGATTACTCCTTTTCTTCGAGGGATTTCTTTCCCTAAATGACTTTATGTGTAAATCGCAGTACTTCGCGATTACTTTCTAAATGTTTTTGCGGCTTTGAGGGATTTTGTTCCAAATTTGCCGTCAATTTTTAATTTACATTTCGACTGGAAAATACTAACCGCATCTTCCGTCTTTTCTCCGTATTTGCCGTCAATTTCTAATTTTGAGCCGATAGCCCAGTTTAAAAACTTCTGCAATTTTTCAATTTCCCCTCTTGCGCCTTTTAACACTGTAATACCGTCTAAAAACGTGTAATAGCCTCGTGGCGGCAATTTGGGGAGTTTCCCGGTGTATTTAACCTTTTTTGTTGTTTCTTCCTTCTGTGCCACCGCTGGGAAGCCATGATATAAAATATTTAAATCAAACTTTCCGCCGTTGCCGGTTGAAACCTTGGTCGGAAACACGCCAGAGCTAGTATACTGCCATGCCATGAGATCAGGCACGTTTGCAGGCTTATAAGATTTGTTCGGTGTCGCTTTAAATGCCACGCGGTTATAGCCTTTGTAATAACGTGCAATCCACCAGTTTTTACAGTTAACTTTGCTTTTATCAATATGCTCCGAAAAATACGACATCCCAGTGTAAACGCCAAATTTATAGCCTCTTGACTCAACGACAGTCTGTGCCGTATTAATAATCTCAGCAATCTTTGTTTTGCTCAGCCTTGCCTGCACTTTGTCCTCGATATCAAACCAGACGCCGTATTTAAAATGCTTTTTGCTGACTTTGTCGAGGATATCGCACACAAGCTCCATGTCTGACTTAGCTTTCGCTACTGTGGTAGCGTATGTATAGTTATACACGCCCCATGGGATACCTAATTTCTCACACTTTTTATAGTTCTCCTCAAACTTTTTATCCTTGCCTAAATCCTTGCGGATAATCTTAATGATCGCACCATCACAACCGTATTTCTTTACTTTTTTCCAGTCGATTGTGCCATTGTATACCGACACGTCAATAATTTTCCTCTGCGTCATTTCCTCACCCTTTCCATCTCAGCACGTACAAAATTTTCTGTTTGCTGTTAATGATCCTGTGTATCTTTTTATAAATACCGCCTGCTTTTTTAGTATTTGTGCTAGCCTTTCCGGCATCCCACCACACCATTTTATTGCTCTCGTTTATTCCTGCGAAAATATTGGTGTGCAGGCGGTAAAAGCAAATGTCTCCCGGTTTTAATTTGTTTTTATAATCCCGGGGTAATTTATTTACTTTTATCAATCTATATCGTTTTGATATAGCCGCTTTTGTTCCTGCGCCCTTATAGACAACTGTTCCGTTCCTGTTGCAATAAAACAGTTGTCCCGGTTTAAGGATACCTAATTGCTGTAGGCAATAGCATACATACGATGCACAATTACTTACCTTTTTCTTCTTTGCGCCTGCCCAGCTATTCGCCACATTCTGCGAGTATTTAAACTTTTTATCAACAAAATACTCTGCTGTTTCTCTTGCCTTGACGAGCAAAGACAATCTGTCCATTATCCCATCGCTCCTTTTAATTCATCTGCAATGATTGCTGTGTATTCTTTTGTGTAATTTGCCGCCGCCGGTTTTAAATACGGCTGCGCTCTCTGACCGTTTGTAATATGCCACTGTCCTTTATCGTCCCGATAAGTCCACGGGGTCTTTCGCCCTCCCTTGTAATACACGCCAGTTCCCAGTTCCACATAGGCGGCATATTCTTCGTTACTGCCTATTGTCTCTGTGAGATTCTCTAAGTCGGTCTGGTGCGTAATACTGTTTCTCAATGCGCCCGTATCGACTGGGCAAAGGTCTTTTGCGTGCCCCTCTGCGGCGGCTCCTGCCTGTTCTAATGCCCTCGCAAGTGCCATGGTGGTCTTTAAAATTACTTCGTCTACATGACTTACAACATCAATATCCGCCATTATATTCGCCCCCTTTGCGTTGCTAACCATTCGTAGTAGGTCATGTCTTCTACGACTTCGTTTCTGCCTGTCTCTGGGTTTCTAACGCGTATCATTCGCGGTTGTGCCAGTTCGGCGGGCAGCGCAGTTCGTTGCGTGCATCGACAGTTATAAACTTCCGCCGGGATTCCGCTTGGGTCTCCCGGATACATAAGACCGTTTGAGTACGCCATGTTAAACGGTACTTCCTCACCGTCTAACGCTCTGTGACTATCTCGTGTCCTCAAATCCTTTGTCGCTGTCCAATGCTTAACTACATCAATTCCCATCTGGTAGGCTTCCTCGTATGCCGCCTGCCTGCCCCCATTCTGCGCCCCTGTGAACGCTGTGCGGGCGTTTCTAATTGCGGCAGTATGATTCATACCTGTAACGTCTTGGAATCGACCTGCGAGCTTTCCTATGCTGTCACCCTGTAAAATTCCTTGCAATAGTGCATTTTGCAATTTCTTTTTGTTCCAATGCACATCCTTGCTTTTTAGTACCCTTCGAGGTGGAAGAATCTTTTGTTTTCTGACCGTCAGCCGCTTAACTGTATGCTCGTCAACCAAATTAAATGCAATATCTCCAATCTCCTTTATCTGTTTATCAGGTACAAGAGATTTAATCATGTATGCCTCAAAATTACGATTGAGGGCGATAATAAGAGGGGTTTTCTCGTTGATGTATGCCGCGGCAATCTGGTTTGATTCTGTCAGCCGCCGCGCCATGTCCTCGCGCAGCGCCCCCCACCTCTGCCCTCTGCCATACTGATTCATCAGCCATGCTTCAAACTCTTTTTTGCTGTACTTTCCTGCCTGGTATGCCGCATATTCCTTAGCGTACCGTCTAGAAAACTGTTTAAAATAGTTTCTTGCTTTGCCGTCAAGCTCTTTTTCGGCCTGTTTATATACGTCTGTTAACCGTTTTTCTAACTTTTGTAGCTCCTGCTCTGTCCACTTGTCGGATGGATACATGGTTATTCATCCCCTTCCGGGTTATCTTCCGGCGTATCGGGTTCAATCGGTTCTGTGTAGCGGTTATATGATTCTTCGTCCAACTTTGCAAGGATATCCGGTACTTCCTCCGGCGCAATAAACGGTAATTTTTTCAGGATGGTTTCTTCATCCAGATAATTAGCCGCCTCAAGAATCATATCTGTACGCTCTTTTTCGTTGCTGATTCTGTTCCGCTTAAATTGTGGTTCGTCATCAATCCCCGCAAGCTCCAGAATCTTTTCGATTGCATCGCCCACAAAGTACTCAAAATCATCTGCATTGTCGTCTAATGGTTGATATGCCGCATCGATATGATCATTTGTTGCTCCGGCGGCTATGGTGTGTACATCCAGCGCCCCGAAGTCCTCATAAATCTCTGCCCGCATTTGCGTGAGAAACTCTTTTCTGGCCGTATACGGTGGTTCTTGCGTGTATGCCTGTACCTGCCCTTCCTCGGCCTTTGCAATGTGCTGAAACTTGAGCCGGTCTCTAAACTCTGCTAACTCATCGTCTGTCATACCGTCAGCGTTGGAGATGAGCCAATACATCTGCGCACAGTCGTCTAGATCATTGGCAAAACCAGACTGTACCGCATCATAAGCATCAATCTTTGACTGCATCCCCCTCAGAGTGCTTATGTGCCGCTTGTTGCCAAACATCGGCACAATGGGGAGAGTGCTATAATTTTCTTCTCCGATGATTTCGGGTTCTAAATTATTAGCAACTTCCACTCTTTGCCTGTATGCCCGTTTGGGAGCGGTCTCTTTTAATTCTCCAAATTTACTTTCTGCGCTGTAGGTTGTATAGCCATCTATTTCGTATAGCACAACCTTAAACGGCTTCTGTTCGTCCAGTTGCCAGAATCTTATGCCTGCCATCAACGCCCCTGTGTCCTCGTCCCACATTGGGGCGAACTGTGTAAGAGGAAATTCATGCACGTGGTCCACATTCCAGAACAAGAAGGACTGCCCATGGATTAATGCGTTGTAAGCCGCCTCTTTAATCCGCCTGTCGAATTGTTTGCCTAGCTTATCTTTTTTAATGCTCATATCGTTAAAAAAGACGCCGTTTCCCAGACTGTATGAACAACGTTGTGTATTTAATTTGTGGAAGAAATTAGAGCATATCTGTGCGTTAGATGAAAAATTATCTATCTTTTTTTGGCCTAGCAGAGTGTAATAAACACGCTGAAATTGCAAGATGGTCTCGTTTTCCTGTGCGTCATACTTGTCCGCCTTTAATGCCTCTTTATATGCTCCTGTACTCTCGTGGAATTTTATAAACTGATTTATAAATTGCCCTTTGTCTTTTGCGGCAATGAAATCTTGATATGATAGATACATTGTTATCACCCTAGAATTGATTTGTATTGTCTTGATTGACTGCGCTTGACGAGTTTTTTTGTTTTTACAAAATACCTGGTAGCATCCATCGCGTGATCTGACTGTTTTATAACTTCGTCCCTTCCCTTGTCAGCCGCTGTTGGGTCCCATGCATAGATACCAAACTCCTCAATCGTGTGTGTGCAAGACGGGTCAAACGATAATTTGTCTTGTGTCAACATTGTTTCAACGTCTGCTATCCCATCGTTAACAGTGTTATCTGCCTTTTTGACCTTATGCCCTTTGCTACGCAACTCCACGATGAGAGCGGCGGCGGATGGGTCAACAATAACTAAATCATCTTTCTGCCCGTTTAGTGTATCCTCTAGTCCTTTTACCAGTTTACCGACTGGTTTCATGCGGTTGTTCTCCCGGCCTGAATAGTAGTACTCTTTTATGCAGTGCCAGTTACCGGTATCTACTCGTTTCTGCCAGATGAGAAAGACGGTGGCGTTCTGCATACCAAAATCGGAGCTAACAATTATCTCTCCGCTGGTCTCTGCTTTGCAGACGTGTCTTGCCTCCGAAAACATATCGTACACAAGTCCTTCTGCCGCTGCCCACTTGCCCAGTATGTAGCGTTGATACCTGTGTGTCCCGGAGTACTCTTTTATCAGTTCGTCTACTACCGCCGGAGGCAGGCAGCCATCGTGTATGTTGTACGCCTGTTGGAATATATCTGCATCGGAATCTAGAAAGCCTTTAAACCAGTGCTTTGGTCCCGCCGGGTTGCAAGTGCCATCAAAATGACTGTGTGACGTTCTGAGACGAGATTTTAACATCTCAAACACTTCTTGATTCCATGTCGTCACTTCGTCGCCATAAGCATACTCAATCGTTGCTCCCTGTATCCTTGCAACGTGCTTTTTGTTATCAGCGCCTAGCGCATATACCTTTTTGCCAAATAGCTGTACTGTGTTGTCGCTCCGTATCTCGCCAACTAACTCCTCGCCCCATATCTCTCGCATGGGGTCAAGTATGTTACGTTGTAGCGTACCTCTGGTGTTTCCCAACATCACAGCGAGCCCTAATCCCTTTAGATGTGTCAGACGTTGAGGAATTACGATTGCGTAGTCGACAAAGGATTTCCCGGAGCCTGTCGCCCCGGTCTTTACGTTCCAACGATGGTTGCAGCCTTGCAGGTATTTTGCCTGCTTGCTAGTCAATGGCACTATCGACACCCCCAAGGATTTCAATAGCTTTTGCCAGCGCTTTATCGCTTGCGCTCTCTGACTGTGGCTTATCGCGCCACTGTTCTGGCTTCCTATTCTTTAACCAAAATATCTGTGCTGTTGTATCCGGCGGAATGTGCTTCTTTGTTACTTTTCGCTCCGTCATTACTCCGCCTTCGTACTTTTCGCTCGTCTCTTCGTAGCTGTACCCTAGTGCCCGTTGTAACAGGCTTTTTTCTACCTGCCTATCCACAACATCTTTCCCCTTTTTTAAGGTATCGGCTAAAATTGGAAATTTTTTCTTCCATGTATACAAGGTATCTGGGTTGATGCCGATGTTTGCCGCAATCTCTTTGTCTGTGCATCCATCCCGCGCCCATCCCTCTATTTTTAGCAACCCTTCTTGGGTCAGCCACTCCTGGTATTTACTTATCCCATTTTGGGGTCACCTCCTAAATACAACCATAACCCCGTAAGCAATCCATTACGGGGTTATATGAAAGGAAAGAAAATATAAAAAAAATCGTTTACACCAGTTGCATAACGCAACTAAGTACAAGTATAAGGAATTGCACCTTAACAGCCGCCGGGGTAAGACTAATAAAGCGGCTGGTCTCTAAACACTTGTAAATCCCGCAACCCGTATGGGACACAAGGCACCGTGGGATAGGTGTCTTGTGTGCTCTCTTTTACGCGGGTGAGAGCACTTTTTTACCACAAGATAGAGGAGGCTATGTCTCACAAAAAGTTACCGTACTCGTCCGTACAAGTGTATTGTATGGCATTTTTTAAGCCATGTTAGACAAACATAAAAAAGAGAGGGAGATAATTCTCCCCCTCTAATATCCCGCATATTTCCCGGCTAAATTGGCGAAAGCACTAAGCCATCTGCGTATAGTCATTTCTGCGTATCCGAGCTTATCCGCCGCCCCTGCTATCGTGTATCTATCCTCAAAATATACCAGCTGCACGGCTTTCATTCTGTCCTCGCCATTGTCCATGCTCTCGGTCTGTTTTATTGCCTTGTTAATAGCGTACATCCACAGGGCTGACTGAGCTGTATTTTCTGCAATTAATTTGTCTGGGTATTTTTTTACCTGCTTTACTGCGTGCCCGTACCAATCGTGTTTGGGGTTGCTCATCGTTCTATCTCCTCGTTTCTTCCAACTTTTTTAAACCTCACTCTTTGTAGTGCGTCAGGGTACTTTGTTGTATTGACTCCCGAAAAAAATTGTTTTAAATCTCTACTCCATGTAAGCTGGGAAGGTGTAAAGTCTTTGTATATTACTTCTATCTTAAGAGACTCGGAATTTACTACAACGTCCGTTACGATATATAATCCTCCTTTGAAGTGCCTGTATATACAACCAGTCATTTCTTCTTTCAAATATTGAGCATCCTTCTGGATTTCCATTATGTCGGTAGAACGCTCTGTATCATATACAGCAGTTAACATCTTTCTTCCTCCTTTTGAATATACTCATTTTCTTTCTTATCCTTTTTGTTTTAGTTTGCTCTCTGATACGTAACCGTATTTCCATTTGTCAGCCTTACAACTACCTCGTAAGGCTCTTTGCTTGGTATCCCATCAATAGTTTTGTAGCCAACCCCTATAACAACGTCGGGACGGACAAGAACACCGCACCTCTCGCAGTATTCAGATGCTTTATACTCGCAGTCTCTACACCTAAATCCCATAGCTTCAGGTGTCCACTCATCCGGATTTGTTTCTTTTAGCTTGCACATTCCTTCTATTGTTCCAAACTTACACTCCTCACATCTTCCTGTGCAGGCTTTTCTGATTGTTTCTAATGCGTTCATCATTTCTTTTCTGTCCATTTTTGTTCCTCCTGTTTAAAAATATGTGAGCGTACCTGCAACGTTGTTCGCCATCAACTCGACTCGTTTTAAATATCTCAACTGATTCTGGATGTATGCATCAGAGTCTTTGCCTCCGGCTGCTCTCCAGTCAGCTATTCGCTTGTCAACATCTTGCAGTACATTAATCGGAATTATATCAAGATTGATATCTTCGAGGCTAAGCTGTTTCATATAGTTTCATCACTCCTTTATATATGCTCATGTGGCTCGACCGGTTCCCAGTGTTTTTCAGCCTCCTACTCAATTAATCGGTTATACCGCTCCACAAATTCGTCCTCGCTTATTTCACCCTGCATAAATTTTTCCGATATGCTCACGTAGGTGTTTATTGGTATCCTTTTCAGTCGGTTACACCGCTTCGTAAACTCCTCATCACTTATTTCATCTTTTATGTATTGCTGTGATAAACCCATATATGTATCCGGTTCGATTGTATTATCGCTCATTTATGCCTCCTCTCTAATTTCTGACCGCACTAAGAACAGTATTGAACACTCTGAATCGCTACTTCTTTCGGTATGTCTGTTAAACCATGGCAAATCGGGCACTCACATACATATTCATCACTTATTCTCCTGTTATTCTGTATTTCTCACTCATCTTTAACTTCCTTCCAAACGATTCAGGGCATCTTTACGCAATTCTTTGGAAAATCTAAAAGGTTTCATTCTTTCTCACCTGCCTTTTTTTTCTATGTTGCACAATATCTATTTTCTCCATTCTTTTTTTGAAATGCGGTTTTCATTTGCTTTTAAAACATTCATTTTTATTTTCTGTTTCTTCTTCTGAAATTTTGCATCTAAAAATAGATTCTCCAATAAAGCCATTTCCAGATTCTTCGATCACTTCGCACCATTTACAATCTAAACATTTTTCTTCCATCATTTTTCCCAAAATACCTCTCCATCTGTATCAATAAGCTTCTGAATAATTTCTCTTGCTCTTTCCTTTGTAACAATTTCGCTTTTATATCCCCAATCGCAGTATGGGTGATTCTCAAAAGAACACTCCACAACTAGATATCGGTTTATATATATCCACTTCCTCTGGCTCTTTTTATTTTTCGTGGTTCTAGATAGACCATATTTCCACCATTATGGCATATTCCCCATTTGACCCCGTCTCTTTTGCCGGGCTGTGGTTTACATCTTGGGCATTCCGGGCACTTTATATATTCTTTCATCCACCTACCTCCTCCAAAGAATCTTTTAACATTTCTTGCCACGCTCGTATTTTACATTTTCGCCGTCGTCCATTCTTATGTATATAGTCGATGGGTATTTATCCGCTGCACGATAGTATCCTATAGCTACAATGCCCACAGGATTGCGGTGGCTTTTTTTGCATTTATTGCAGTCATGGCTACTTTCATATACTGTACCGCAAATTTCGCAAATATATCGTTTGTCGTTTAACATCTTTCATTCCCCCTTATCTTTCCGCACGCTTTCGCCCACTCCCTCGCAAATCTCTTTTCCGCCAAGTCGCTTGGGAAAAACTTTGTTTTTTTGTTTTTGTTTCCTCTGTTTCTCAACTCCCTTTCTACGGCTTCAATTTTCCCCCTCGATTTGGGTGTTTTGCGTAGTTCGGTCATTGCTTCCCTTAACTCTTGTTCTGTGCATCCCACCAGAAATGCGGCTCGGTCAAGGCTTGGTATTTCGTATAGTTTTCTCACTATTTTGTTTTTTATTTTATCAAAATCTTCATCTTTCAGACCGTATGGCATTTTCGTTCCTTTCCCCTCCGGAATAAATCCGGAGGAATCAATGGCATATAGCTCCGTGTTGTATCATGAAGCGGTTAACAAGTTACTGTAGTGTGTATCTATCCTTAACCCCGGAGGGTGTCCAGCTGTTTTATCCAGTCAAACGGCATTTTATTGACCAACAGGCAACTTTTACATACATTTCCTATATCAAAAATGCATCCATCGCAATATACGTGCTCGATACAGTACTTCTTGAGCGTCTCCGCTGCTTTTCTTGCTTCTGAGTCTCCTACTTTTCCCATTACGCCACCTCCCTGATCGTGATACCATACCGTTCAAGCATCAGTTTTCTCTTGATGATATATTCCGGATTTTTTCTTGTACGCGGGGATTTTACATCCTCAACAACAATTTTCCCCTCTTTGTTTGTGTAGCGGAAATCTGCTGTATATGATACAGGGTGCTCTGTAGTGCCATCCTCTCGTTTCTGGCTGCCTACAAGTATGTATCTCGGCTGTCGCTCTAATCCTGTAATTTCCCCCGCTTCTTGCATCGCCGCCAGCTCTAAATAGCGATGCATTTCTTTTTTACTGTCAAACTTTCCGGCTGTCGTAAAAATCTTTTTATTTCTAAATTTGTTCACAGGTAATTCCTCCCGAATGTTTTGATAAATTCTTCTCTCGTTCCGTTGTTCTCCTCCCAGTACTTCTGCGCTAGCTCCTTGAGATACCTGTCTAGTGGTCCGTTGGGGTTGCGATGTACTGCCTCGCCGCCGTTGGTATGGTGGTTCAGGCACAAATAAACTGTAAAACCATACTTTTCGGCTTGTTTTCTGTTGCTACTGCCATATAAGACGTGATGCCTATGCAGATTTCTATTCGTTTTGCAGAAGAAGCACTCTTTTTTTGTTTGTAGTACGCTATTCATTTCTCTTCTTCCTTTCTTGACTTCCATTTTCCTAACATTTGTTCCAATTCTCTTGGCGTTAGCGTTTCGATTCCTAAATCTTCCGCTTCCTGTATCGTTCCTTTGATTAGCTCACTCATTTCCCGGCTGTCGTAGGTGTGTGAACCTCGCATGAGCCTGTAAAATACTACCTCTTTGCCTTTTTCTAGCCGCCGCCCTATCGCAACCGTGTGAACGTCCTCTTTTTTGTACATAATATCGGTTGGGACGTTAGTTTTTAAAACTGCTATGTCCCCTTTTATCAGCTCCGGCTGTCCATATCTGCTTATCATCAAATTTTTGGCTTCTGCCTTACTCGTTCCGACTTTTTCCGCTATTTTGGTGACTAAAACATGGAAATAGGCGTTTGCCGACAGACTTCTTTTCTTGCGGAACGGTTTAATTATTACGGACAGTTTTTCCAACTTTTTCAGTTCGTCCACGCCTTTTATAAACCGCTCCGCCTCGTTGATCTCCAGAGTAACTGTTATCTTTTTGCTAAAATAATCCACTGCTAAGTTTTTTATTTTTCCAGTTAAATCCATGCTATTTTAGTCCTAATTCCTTCATGGCTTCAGCGTATTGTTGCTGTGTCGTCTGATACAGTGATTTTAAACCTCTTTGACTTGCCCATTCTTTAATCTGGGCTTCCGTCATTCCTTTTTTTTGCATCAGATCATAGAGCCGTTTCGCTTCTCTCTCTGTGACAACTTCGTTGCGTTTATATTCGTCTGTATCTGCATCTTTGGAATCATCCAGAAGAAATAAGCTATTTAAAGCGTATTTTCTCGCGTAGCTTGACGCTGATCCGGTAACTTGTGCCGCATCCATCTTTTTTTTGCTTTCTTCTTCTCTGGCGTATGCTGTAGTGCAAAAACTGCCTTCGCTTTCTATGTCTTTTAAAATCGCTGTCGCCTTTATGTAAAATCGGTTGCCTAACATAATAATTTCGTCATTTACGGCTAATATTAAGCCTTCCCTGTCCAATAAAGGCTTTACTGCCTCGTAGATGTCCTCTAAGCTCCTGTAACTATAGCCGCCATACTCACTGTATTTACTCTTGGGCACCTTTAATTCTGCTTGAATTCTTTGCAACTTTTTGTGAATATCTCCCATCTTTCTTACCTCACAATCACACTCTTAGATGTCTCAATATGTGCCCCTGCGACCTCTTTCCCGGCTTTAATCGCCTTTTTAATCGCTGCCTTGTCCGCCTGCGGCTCTGGAATCCTGATGTATTCCTCCGTCAGGCTGCCTAAGTCGTCAATGGTTACAGACTCGCTATTTCTGTATGACACGCTGACTCTTGCCGTCTTGAGCTTTTCACCGTCAAGAGCATGGGACAGATAGTCCTTGCACCTCTGTACGGCGTTCTCGCAACTTCTGCGGCGCTTCGCAAGCTTTTCTTCCTCCTCCTTGATTGCCTTTGCTTCTGCAGCATAATTCTTTACCGCCAGCGCGATTCCCTCCACCTTTTTGTCTCTCTCGATGTTGAGAGCCTCAAGTTTTTTGAGGTCAATAATTTCCCCTGTCTCTTCGTCTACGCAATCCATAATTGCACTGTCAATCTCATATAGTGTCATTGTTCTTCCTCCTCGTATCCCTGCTCGTATTCGTTGTAGTTCGCCGCACCTCGTTTGATTACTTTGTGTGCTGTTCTACACTCATATTCCGCCTCAAGGTGCTGTGTCTTTAAATACTCTCTAGCCGGGTCAAATCCTCGTTCCATTTCCTGTACCCCATGTCTCTTTAATAGCCTTTCTCAGTTCGTTGTAACCTCTGGCGTATGCCTCTATCCTTTTCATGTCGTTGCTTCTTTCAACGCCCGTCCTAAACAATTCGAGCATCCCTTGCGCCACCTCTTTGTCTTTGACAGTAATCGTGACTTCTGCCGGGATCACTCCTTTTCCTATCACTTCATTGTCGTATTCCTTTTCCGGAACTCCTGTTATATTAATCATTGCATCCATAACCTAACCTCTCTTTCTTTCCTGCTATCCAGTCCCCTAACGCTCCCTCGCACTGTTCCGGGGTATAATTTTTATTATCCTGCTCTAACCGCCCGACTATTTCTCCCAGTGTGGGTAGTTCTGGTACTGTTTCTTTTCGCTCTATCGCTCCCGCCGCTCTTATCATCTCTTGGAGTTTCGGCGGGTACTTGTCCATCTCCTTTTGCGCTTCTAACGCCGCTCTGTAGCTTCTGAGAAAATTTGACTGTATGACTGTCTGAAAGTCCGCTGAATCTACTACCGCCCAGTCATGGAGCGTCTGTGGCGTTCCTACTGCCTTTTGCAACGTAGGAGGCAGTTTATTAAACTCCTCTCTGTAACCGTAAATCCCATTACTGCACGCCTTTGTAACTGTTGCCCATGCTTCCTGCTCGCTCAGGTAGCTGCTTTCTGCCTTGAGTTTGCTGGCACACTCCAAAATATCTGCCGGTGTTGGCGGGAACTTGCCTGTTGTCATGTACATCTGTGCCGCCACACTTACTGTCTGGTAGTCGTTGTTCTTGCCTACCAGGCGGTACCACATATCTAACGCCTGTTCGTTCGGAACAAATCCCGGAGCCGTGTAAACGGTTTTTAGTGCGGCTACGATTTTAGAAAACTCCGAAATCGTCATACATTTCGCCTCCCTCCTGTTCTTTCTGTGCTGCCCAGTGCTGTATATCTCCGTACAATCGCTCGTTAATACTCTTTGTACTGTCGTTACCTGTTTTCAGCTCAAAGAATCCTAACCACTCCTTGTCCAATGACTGGTCTATGATTTTTTTCATCGTTCCCAAATCTCCGCCAGACAGCTCATGTAATTTTTTGAGTAAAGCTTTCAAGGCTCTGTCTGTTCTTACTGGTTTTCTGATTTTCTTACGCATAGCAAGGAATTCCAAAAACTTACAGTTAAGTTCTTCATCCTCGAAATACTGTTCCGGTTCTTTCTTCGCACGCGCACTCTCTTTTATTCCTTTAGTACTTGATTCCTTAAGTATTTTATTATTTAAGTATTTTATTCCTTTAGTATTTAATTGCGTTGGATTTTCCTGTATAGGTTTTTCCTGTATTGGTTTTTCCAATATAGGCTTTTCCTCTTTAGGTTCTTCCAATACAGGTTTTTCCTGCGTTGGTTTTTCGTAAATGTCGTAAACTGTACCACTTACTTGTCCTTTCTCGTTTCTCTCACGAGTCACTTTCAGGTATCCGAACGATTTTAATTCTTCTAGTGCGGCTCTCACGCCGTCTACGCCGTCTTTGTTCAAATTTGCTAGTCCTTTAACTGTAAAATCCCAGTCTTCCGGCAAGCTGAGCATAAGACTCAGTAAACCTTTTGCTTTCAAGGACATATCCTTTTCTCTAAAATGATAATTCGACATAACGGTGTAGTCTGTCGTTTTATTTATTCTCATTACTGCCATGTCTACCTCCTATCTTGACAAATCGCCAAGTCTTTTGTAAAATCTAGTTATGTTTTATTTGGCAAGAGCTTAATGGTAGGGCTCTTCCTTTTTCACTTCGTGTTCTACGCCGTCTTTATCGGTGTAAAACACTTTGTCATACTCTACACCTTGTTGTCGTCCTAAGAGGGTGTAGAGTAATCTAATAACATACTCTTTTCTTGGAGGCTCATTCATTTTTTTATTCACCTCCTAACATCACGAAGAAATTATAATTGCTATAATCTTTTCCGGCGGTATGTGTTACCACACCAACCCAACTGGACGAGATCCAGATAACCAACGCTACTGACACGATGGTCAATAAATTGTACATAACCTTCATTTTTACCTCCTATACCTCAAATCTCTGTTGACGGTTATATTCGTCAATTCTCAACTTTGTGTTTGTTTTCGGTTCCCAGTTGTCTACATAGTCAATAGCTTCCTCATAGCGTTTGCGAGGGATATTGTTCCGGCTGTTGACTTTGAACCGGTCTTGTAAATCCCTGTTACACTCTGCGAATACAACTTTGCTGATGTATGCATATGCTTCTGTGTCCTTGCCACCTAATGCATTTAAAACAGCTTTATTGACGTGCTGTCGCAGTGTTTGCTGTTGTCCATAGTCAATTACCATGTTGCTCTCAAGATTCTTTATGCGGTCTTCGTGGTCTCCATAGCCTGTGGCGAGTAAGCCTATCTGCTCCGCTATTGTTGCAGGTTTCTGATAACCACCTGTCTTTCTGATGGATGGAAGAACTTCTCCGGCTACCCAGTCGGTAAAGCGTTCTGCACTTTCTTTGCGGCTCTGGAAGATTACTTTGTAAAGATTAAGTTCGTTCACAAAGTTTGCATTTTGTCTCCTGCCTACGCTGTCTATGACCATACCAGTAGTAACCCCATCGGGTTTTAATCTTGATTTGACTCTACTAGGTTGCTCAAGGTCCAATGCGTGGCAAACATCCGCTAAGCAGAAGTACGGTTCGTCATTAATTATCTGAGTCCGAATTGAACCGAACTCATTGTTTTCGAAGATTTGAATATTTTTCATCTAGTCGCCTTCTTTCTGTTCTTCACGTTCCTGCTTCTTATTGCTTGCCATTGCTTCACCCATACCAAGTAAGTAGCCTTTATTAAATTCAGACATATTAGGAATAGCTTTTGTTATAGCTTCAAGAATCTGTTTTTCTTTTTCTGACATTTTTCAACACCTCACTTTCTATGGCTTTGGAAAATCAAAGTGCTGTGTCCTCTCGCTCGTTGATTCTTCCGCTTAACAGCTTCTTGGTATAGGAGTAAAGTTCCGACTGGCATCGGACTGTTTATTTTCTTCCAAAGTATAAACACTGTGCTTTCTTGTCCTGCTGTTCCTGCTTTCTTCAACTGTTTTGCCGGGTCATGTTTATCATTCACACACTCTGTCTGATTTTCAGCCTGACCACCATGTCACTTGTGTGCAGCCTTATCGCTTCACCCGATCTTTCCTGCTTGCTTTGATTTTCTCGACCTGCCATCATCAGTACCGGGCGGTCGTCTCCGGTAGACGGTCATTTCTGACCGTTTCGGCTATTCATTTTCTAAAATAATTTCAAGCACATTTTTTTCTGTCACTCTCATATCAGCAACTCTTTTGCCTAAAAGCTCATCCGTTCCACAACCCAAAAAGTAATCCGCACGGTGCTCTGTTTTGAACTTCATACCAAACATTGTTACTGCTGTTCTAATCAATGCATTATTGTTGATTACTATTAAAATATCGTAGAATTTCATTTTGTTTCCCTCCTGTGTGGTTGTTTTGTGTTTCTTAGCTTAGTTATACTTTATCATAACTCAGGTAAATTGTCAATAGTTTTTTATAACTCAGTTATATTTTTTGTTGACTTTGTAATTACCATGGTGTACTATACTAATTAGAAAGGAGGTGTCAAAAATGAATCGTCTTAACGAAAGAATTGATTATCTGATAAAGAGTCTTGGGATGAAAAAAACAGCTTTTGCTGAAAAGCTTAATGTATCACAGGCTTTTGTATCACAATTATGTTCAGGGGTTAAACAGCCTAGTGAAAGAACAATACAGGACATGTGTACTAAATTTAACGTCAACGAAGACTGGCTACGAACTGGAAACGGTGAAATGTTTATCGAATTAACAAGAGATGAACAGATAGAAAACTTTGTCGGTGATGTACTGAAAAGCGAGGAAGATTCTTTTAAAAAGAAATTTATTTCGATGCTTTCGGCGTTAGATGAATCCGACTGGGAAGTTCTACAGAAAATGGTGGAGCTAATGCAGGAAAACAAAAAGGGCTGATTATTTCAGCCCCAGTAAAGCCTTGATGTGTACGTAGATGAGCCGCAAACAACGCTCATCTGCCATATCAAGCATTTTAATAATTTCTTTCTTGTAATCCATGCAACCCCTCCCGTTATCAAATCTTTACTGCATTATATGATGCACGTATCTCATTTATTCATTTTGGACATTATTTTCAGCAAATCCCTTGATATTTTATTCAATATCCTGTATAATTTTACCTAAATTATTAATATAGTAATAATAAAAAAAGGAGCAGAAAATATGAGTAAGGAAAAAACTAAAGTTTGCAAGCATTGCAAAGAAGAAATTGATGCAAAAGCTAAAGTGTGTCCTCATTGCCGGAAGAAACAGGGCGGCAAGTTAAAATGGGTAATTATCATTATCATCGTTCTGGCTGTTTTAGGCATGGCAATGGGTGGTGGTGACGATGACAGTTCTTCCACTGATTCTCAGACCAAGAGTACCACAGCAGCTAAGAAAGAAACTGCTAAAAAGGAAGAAACAAAAGAGAAAGACAGCGTAAAGGTTGGCGAATCTTTTGAGAATGACGGTTTAAAAGTAACTGCTAAAAAGGCTGAATTTGGATATGATGGCGGAGAGTACTTTACTCCAAAAGATGGATGTGAATATGTAGCCGTAGACTTTACTTGTGAAAATGTTGCAGAAAAAGGTGACAAATATGTATCTGTATCTGATTGCGAATGCTATGCAGATAATTCAGCTTGCGAGCAGCAATACATAGGAGACAGTGATTTTGTTAACACTAATTTGTCTCCAGGAAAGAATGTAAGCTTTACAGCATATTATGAAGTGCCAAAAGATGCAAAGAAAGTGATTTTAGAATATAGTGCTTCGTTCTGGACAGACAAGAAGATAACTATTAATTTAAAATAATTAGCCCACTAATAGGACAACCAACAAGAGGGAAGAATCAGTTCTTCCTTCTTTTCTTTTTTTCTCAAAATAATAAAAAAGCACCTGCTAAAGCAAGTGCTTTCGCCCCGATCTAATACGCCAGTGTCAATTCTCTTTCGTCATTGTGTAAAAAATCGTCCGCTTCTTTCAGATTGTCAAATGTTTTTACAACGTTCCACTCTTCGTCCTCGACACTGATTTTCATTTCTGTAATTTCTTCGGTGTCGCCGGACTCCACGATCTCGCCGTCTTCGTCATAGATTTCTGGCAAAATACAGTATTCCGTAACCAGATAGCAGCCATCATAAGCCGTAATGTCTGTCTTATATTTCGCCAAGACTTCTTTTGATTCTTCTAGCGTATCACAAGATTTTATTAATTCTTCAGAAACACCATCGCAAAAAAATGTACACCCCTGCACTATTTCTGAAATGTCTCTCTCTTTAATCTCTCGTGTGGCTTTGTAAATATTCCATTTCTTCATTTTTCTTCTCTCCTTCTTTAATTGCTTATTGTTTTCGGCTGGTTACGCCCAGCCATTTACGAACGCTTCTATTTCCGGGGATTCTCTTTTATAACCATATTTCTTTATGTGCTCCACTAAGCTTTCTACTGGTAACTCCTGCATATCGTGAAGTGCTTCCGGTGAATATCCTTCAATGAATTTGACTGTACTACCATACGCGGACTTAATAAATATGTTATCTTCTCCGTTCTGATATATCTGTCCGCGTTCAAATTTCATCATTTCTCTTGCTTCCTTTGCTTCCTTCCATGCTAATTTTAATCCTTCGGAGATGCAAAGACCTGCCTTTTTAACTAACTCCCACGCTCTTTTCATGATTTTTGATAAATTGTATTTTTTCATTTCCTTTTATCTCCTCTCTTGATTTACTCATATTATACACGATAGTGACTATTATGTCAAGAGAAAAATACACGAAAATATATTATTTTTTTCTTGATATTTATTTCAAAATAATGTACTATATATTTATAACGATTAAAGGAGGCTTCAAAATGGAAACACGAGCAAGAAAAAGAAGTAACATATATAAAGGTAGTATCTCATATAGTAATTTATGGGACACGCTAGAACGCAGAGGGCTAAAGCGTTCCAATCTATTAGATAAGGAAAGTTTTAATCTTTCCCCGGCGCTGGTCAATAAGCTGCGACACGATAGAAACGTGAACATAGATACAATTATGTATTTGTGCGAGAAATTAGACTGTCAGGTGTGCGACATCGTGGAATATAAAAAATAAATACATTTTCGTGTATTTTTCTCTTGACATAATAGACATTATCGTGTACAATAAGATTAAATCAAGAGAGGAGATACAAAGAAATGAAAAAAACAGTTAAAAGATACAACTTATCAAACATTATGAAAAACGCATGGGAAACAAAGAAAAGATATCCTAGAATGAGCTTCAGCGCTTGCTTAAGAGATGCATGGAGAGAAGCTAAGCAGGCAGTATTGGCTAAGGAAATGCCAGAAGTAGTTGACGTTATGTTTAGCGGTCATGACTTAACAATCAACCTTGAAAACGGAGAAATCTCCGGAGAAACTTACGAAGCGAGAAAGCACATCAAATACATCTTCGCTGCAAAATGGGACTCAGCTAAAAAAGTATGGGTATCTACCCTTAAAAATCTCAGAGCAGTTGTAGCTAAAGAGTGTGTAGTTTACTAAGAAGGAGAAAGAAAAATGTACGAAAAAGTTTTAGAAACAATCAAAAATAACAGCTATGATAGTTTTGGAATTAGAAGAACCTGTGCCGATGAAAATTATAAAGTCGGTGACATCGCACGCAACTCCTTTTACTGGGACGTTGAGAACGATTTATCATCATATCAGACAGAGCCAGAGGAGATGGACGGAACGTCCGCAAGAGCCATACTTTTTGACGACATGGACAGTGATGAGGAAAATCTTGAGATTATCGAGAAGGCCATTGAAAGATTTAAAAAAGAATATCCTTGCTGCCTTCCGGAGGAAAAATTTGTTGTTCTCGGTTCCGATCGCGTAGAATATGACATCAACGATGGTGACATCATCATGGAGGATGCAGAGATTTTATATATCTTTTAGGAGGAAGTGCTAATGCCAAGAAGGACTCACGAAAAAATATGCCAGAATTGCGGAAAACCGTTCTGGGGGCTGGCAGATAAATACTTTTGCGATGATTGCTCTAAAAAATTGAGGGCAGAGCGCACAAGGCAAGAGAAAATTTGTGAAGATTGTGGCCGCTCATTTATAGGCGGACCTAAATCTTTTAGGTGCCCTGACTGTCAGAGGAAAATAGACGATAGAAGAAAGCAAGCTAATAAATACTATGGGGCAGAACGTCCCCTCGGAAGCACAGACAGGTGTATTGTTTGTGGGAAAGAGTATGTTGTTGAGGGGGGCTTGCAAAAATATTGCAGTGCAAAATGTAGGTTAATAGGGTTAGACAGTTACAATAAACGAAGAAAGGAGAATATTGAGCAAAAAAAGAGAAAAAAGGCAGAAATGAGGGCAAATCAATTATATGTTTGTCAGTACTGTAAACGCCCTTTTGCCCCGGTCGTATTATCCGGGATGAAATTAGCATCCCATTTGTATTGCTCCGATTATTGCAGAAAAGGAGAAAAAAAGATACAGCTATGCATAGCAGATATTAAGCGTGGGAAAAGCAGAGATTTGCAAAAATATATAGATGATCGCAATCAGTACAGAGAAAAGGTTGCACAGGAGAAAGCTAGTGAAAATTAGCAGCACCCGCCCCGGAGGTACGAAGGCAGGAAGGGAAATAAATGAAAAGAGCCGCTTTGTACGTGCGAGTAAGCACGCAAGAGCAGAAGAACAGTGGATTGTCCGTTGATTCGCAGATAGACGCGCTTGAAAAATATTGTGAGGAGCAGGGTTATACGGTTGCTGGCGTTTATAACGATGCCGGCATATCTGCACGTAAAAAATACACAAAACGCCCTGCCCTCTTACAGTTACTTGAGGATTGCAAGAAACATGAAATTGATATAATACTCTTTACACGCCTTGACAGGTGGTTTAGAGCCGTTGCGGGGTACTACGAGGTACAAAGTGTCCTTGATGCGTGTAAAGTGCCTTGGCGGGCTATCTGGGAGGATTACGAGACAGAAACAAGTCAGGGAATTTTTAAAGTTAACATCATGTTATCTGTAGCGCAGGCAGAGGCTGACAGGGATAGCGAAAAAATACGGTCTGTTATGGAGTTTAAACGCCAGAACAAAGAGTATATAGGTGGAAAAGTGCCGGTAGGTTATCGCGTAGAAGGGAAAAAGATTGTAAAAGACGAGAAGATGCGAGGAATAATTGAGGATATGTTTGAGCATTATTTCCAGACGTTTTCCAAATGGGGCACCGCCGACTATATTTTGAGCAAATATCCTGATTTTATAAGGACCAGAAATAGGATAGTCAAAATTATGTCCAGTCCGGCGTACCATGGGGAAATGTACGGCGTAAAGAACTACTGCGAACCATATATAACAGAGGAACAGGCGCAAAGAATTAAAGAGGTATCCAGCCAAAAAAGTTGGGTAGATTGCAAAAGGCGGATTTATATTTTCTCTGGGCTGATACGTTGCCCGATTTGCGGTTATAAATTTTCTGGGCGCACGATGGCCAAGAAAGAAAAGAGGTATAAAGTGTATCAATGCCCTCGATCTGCCGCGAAAAAGCATAAAACATACACGCGATCTGAACCAAAATTAGAAACATATATGCTTAACCACATCGAAGAAAAAATACAGTCAGACGTATTAAGGGCAGAAGGTCGTGTGAAGGCAGCCGGAAACGATGTGGAAAAAAGAAAGAAAAAATTATCCAGTGAGTTGGGAAGAATCAACAAGATGTTTGAAAAAGGCAGGATAACAGAAGAATACTATGACGAAAGATATGAGGCTATATCAAAGGAATTAAAAGAACTATCCCAGACCGCCGCAACGGAAGAGTTGGAAACTAAGAAAAAAATACAAAGCAGATTTCCTGACGGTTGGAAAGATATGTATATGCAGTTAGACGAACAAGGCAAGCAGGTGTTTTGGAAAAGCATTGTAAAAGAAATAAAAATATCCCCCGACACTTACGTGGAGGATATTATATTTTTTTAGTTTTTGTTATGCAGTAACTAGCCGTAACCACCACGTAGCATACGTACTGAATTTATATCCTTTACGATAATCAAACTTCTCTACGGCTTTAATTAGACCAAGATTTCCTTCCTGTATCAGATCAAGGAACTGCATTCCTCTTCCGGAATAGCGTTTGGCAATGCTTACGGTGAGGCGAAGATTCGCTTCAGACAATTTCTTTTTTGCTTCCTCGTCTCCCATTTCCATACGCTTGGCAAGCTCAATTTCCTCTTCAGAACTTAGCAAAGGAATTCTTCCGATTTCTTTTAAGTACATGCGAACCGGATCTTCTGCACTTCCTCTTTCAGAGTGTAAAATTTCCGGTTCATCCTCTCTTTTTCCTTCGTATTCCTTCTCCACTTCTTCTGGAAACACATCACTTTGTTCTATCTCATCAGAATCTATTTCAGACATGGTCAGTACATCGATTTTTCTTTCTTCAAGATAAGAAACAATCCCTTCTAACTGTGCCGGTGTCAGTGAACCCTTCTGAAAGACTTCTTTTATCTCCTGAAGTTCCACTACATTTTTCTGCTTCTTTGCTCTCTCAAGCAGACAATTCATCTGGCTGCCAAAAATCTGTTCTTTCCTGCCCAAAATAAACCCTCCAAATCATTATATATGTGCTCTCGGAATCTTCTTATAAAATCAAGTGCATAAAATCAAATGCAATGAATACTCCGCGAATACATTATACCTGTACTCTTAGTATAACCCGGTTTATGACCGGCTTATACTAAATTTCTGCATTTTATTTTTAAGTGATAAAAGTTCCTGCCAGCGCACAATATCACTGGTATGAACCATTTCATCCTCTATGCTTGCAAGCTTCACTTTACGCACTACATCTGAGAGCGCTTTATCTTCATCTTCGGAGGAAAGTCCGTATTTTAAATGTGTATTAAAAATTGCTGCGATTTCTTTTTGTTCTTCTGCGTCCGTAAAACGACTTAAGATTGCCGCAGGATTTATTTTCTCTTCGTTGTCTAACTGTTCAAACAACATAATTGCTACTGAATGATATAATGGCTCGATAAAATCATCGGCTCCGATATAAGCCCGGATATACTGA